TTATAACGTAGACTATACAATTTTAATAAACGAACTTTTACCAGTAGATAAAAGGAAGCCGATTCATAAGGCATGGCTTAAAGCTATGCACAAAACCGTGATTGAAAATCACACGGATATTTTTACCACTTTTTATAACGAGGTAATAGCAAAAACAAAGCACAACGGGCAAAAAATAATAATGGAGGACGTTTTGAATACGGTTTTTAGTGTTCCAGGTCCTTCTTTTATTTACATTGATAATACAGGGAACAACATAAACCCCGTAACATTTTTTAATGAGTCGGAAACCTACCCCGCTAAAATATTTTTTAATGAGTCAGAGGCTCAACCCGCTTTTTTCTTTTGGAACGAGTCGGAGACTTTTACAAACACGGATTTCGTTGTTTACGTTCCTGCCGCAATTTACAGTTCGTTTGGCGAGCCTAGAATTAGAGCAGAGGTTGACAGGTTGAGACCTTACGGAACAAAGTACACAGTAGTAAGTTATTAATAAAAAAGAGATATGGCATTAATTCAAAGAGTTGATAGATTTAAAAACATAAGCAACGAGACCGACATAGGAGGAGCGCCGTTTTTCGCGGACGACTTTATTAGGTTACAAGTAAACCAAAGGGCTGAAATTCTTAATTATTATGAATTTCTAAGGGCTAAACTTCCAGATTTTAATTACTACCAAGGTCCTGGAAACCCAACGGCTCCAAATTTTGAAAGTGGTTTAATTGTTTCAGGTTTGGAATACGATAACACAAATCCAGCTTTGCCAGTTGTAAGCGAGGGGTATATTTACAGCGGAGGGGAATTACTTTACTATCCTGGGGGAACTATCACAGCGATAGGAGGCTCTTTTTCGACCTTGCTTTATTTATACAAAGGAGCAAGCACATTCACGACACGAGTTTTTGACGACGGAGGGACAAAACAGTTTTTAGAGTCTCCTCAATTAGTTACAGAGGTTGGAAAATACGGAGTTAACGGTCCAGAAATGCCAGCAGGTACGGGTATAACGGCAACAGATCAAGTTGTAGTTTTAGAAATCGGGAACAACTCCAACGGAGCTGGTGAAAAGTTTTTCAGCACGCAGTCCGCTTTGGGGTGTATAGATTTCGGGGTTAATTTAACAAGGAAAGCTTTTACGGGAGTCATAAATTTAGATCCAAACGTTACGTTAAACCCAAATAGGCCATATTTAGGAAGTAGAACGACAGTTGAGGGCATGACGGAGATACACGGCTCTATTATAATAAACGACCCAGGGACAACCACGATTTTAACTTGCTGCAGGTTTGTAGATTTTAACCAATGGGGTAACGGTTCGGAGTCCGTAATGATTTCCGCCCAGTATATTGATAACACTTTTGCAGCTGGAAACATTGCAGCTTTTATAGATACAACGGGCAATTTAATAATTTACCCCCCTGGCGGTTTGACTACAAGTTGGCCTACTTTTTTAAAAGTCGACATAGATGTTAAAATCTGCAATACAAACCAAGGGTTAGCATATGACTACAAGGAGAAGTTTTTAGATATTACTTAATTTCAGGGTTGTTTTCGAAATAAAAATCAATGATTTCACGTAAAAGGGCGGCGTTAGTTATCGCCCTTTTTTTTACAAGTCTTTGAAACAAGAGTTTTCTAGTCCCTGAAATACCTACTTTTAAGAAAATTTTTATCGCCATAATTAAAAAAGTTGTCCCAACTTGGGACAAGTATATTAAAAAACTATTAAAAAATCTATTTATTTTAAATACTTTAGTCGTAATGTTGAAAAAATTCGACTATATAAACACGTTTCAAGAGGGTTTAAAAACTGCTAAAATGAGCATTAGAAAACCCATTGATAAAGACCCAGTAAAAGGTATAAACGGCGACGAATTCGCTAAAGAGTTAGAATACTTGGCGGAAATGGGAGTCGAGGAGGTTGTTATTGATATTAACAGCATTGGTGGAAACATTAAAGAGGGGTTTAGTATTTTTTCGGCTATAAAAGACAGCCCTATTTTCACAACAACAAGAGTTGTTGGAATAGCTGCAAGCATGGCGGGAATAATAAGCCAAGCGGGAGACAAGCGAGTTATTAAAGATTTTGGAATATTACACACACACGGACCACAGTCTCCAAATGGTAAAACTTCCGAGAAGGGCATGCTTGAAATTATGAAAAATAGTTTAAAAACTATTTTAATGAGCAAGTCGGACATTAGTCCAGAAAAAGCAGAGGAGCTTTTAAGTAAGGAAAACGTATTCACAGCGGTTGAGGCAATGCAGTACGGGTTTTTCGATGAAGTGGAGACAACTAGGGGGTTGAGACCTTCTTTAGATGTTTCAAACAGCGTTGAAGAACTTTTTGAAATGGCCAACCAATTTATTGAAAATAAATCACAAACATTAATACAAATGAAGGAGTTAAACACTTTATTAGGGCTAGAAAATGAAGCCAAAGAAGGGGTTATTTTAGAAGCCGTAAAAGGTTTAAATGAAAAAGCTTCGAAAGTTGATGAATTGGAAAACTCAAATAATGAGTTAAAAAATTCTTTAGAAACTTTAAATAATCAAATCACAGAATTAACAAATGGTTTGAGTACAAAAGAAGCTGAAATTTCAGAACTTAAAAATGAATTAAACGAGTCTTTAGCATTAAACGCAAAAGAATTAGTTGAAAATTCTATCAAGTTAGGAAAAATTAAAGAGGACTCTAAAGAGGCTTGGATTTCCGCAGCAACAAACGATTTCAAAGGTACTAAATCTTTACTTGAAGGTATCAATGAAGTGGTTAATTCGCCTGTTTTACCATTAGACGATCAAGGAGACGAAAGAAAAAACTGGGATTTCCAAAACTGGTCAGAAAATGATCCGGAAGGTTTAGCGGAGTTGAGAAATTCTCACCCAGCTAGGTTTGAAAAACTTTTAAACGAGTACGTTAAATAAAAAAACAAATTATTAATTATAAAAATTTTGCAAAATGGCAGAACAAATTGTAAAACTGTTTGGTAAAGAAATTCAGGAAAATCTATTCCCTGAAAATATGTTCTACAAGCAGTCTAAATTAGACGGAGGAATTGACGTGAAAGCTAGAACCGTACAAGTTCCTCAAGCTGGATCAACTCCAACTATCCAAGTTGACCCTTCTTCATTCCCGTTAACTATTTCACAAAGAACTGACGACGTTTTAGAGTATGACGTTAAGTTATACGCTACAGAGCCTATTCATATTGAGGACGTTAACGAAATTGTAACTAATTACAACAAGAGAGCGGACATCATTAAGGATCACGCTAAAGCTTTAAACACTAGAATTGCGGATGAAATCGCATACGGTTGGGCTCCAACTGCAGCAAGTCAAAAAATCTTTACTACTGGAACAGCTACAGGAAACGCTTTAGCGCCTGGGGCAACAGGAACAAGAAACGCAATCACTAGGGACGACATGGCTTCTCTAGCTATTAGATTCGACAAGGACGACGTTGCAACAGATGAAAGAAATATTTTGGTTGATGCAAGTTTGTATTTACAACTTTTACAAATCGATTCTTTTATCAATTTCGACTACGTATCTAACAAGCCAGTAAATTCTGGACAAGTTGGTGAAATTTTCGGAATGAAAGTTTTCAAGCGTTCGCAATCTGTTTATTTCGATGCTTCAAACGTAAAGAAAACAATCGGAGCGGCTACCGCTGCGACTGACAACCTAGCAATTTTAGCTTGGGCAGATTCTTACGTTAGACGTGGAGAAGGTAACGTAAAAGTTTATTCTGACTTTGATAAGCCAGAGTATTTAGGATCGATTTTCAACGCTGCGGTTCGTGCTGGAGGTTCTTTCGGAAGAAATGACGAAAAAGGAGTTTACGCACTAATTCAACAATAAAAAAAATGACTAAGGCGCAAGTTTTAGACATAGTAAAGAGTAAAAAATTGTTTACCGGTTTGGAAGTGGTTTTTGCCACTTCCGACGGTACAACATTTTACGAATACAGTTTCGCAAAGAGACACGCCGAAAAATTCGGTTTAGAAGTTTTTGAATTTAAGAAACCCAAAAAACGCGTAAAAAATGGGACTAAATAAGTTAATTTTTAATGTAAACACCGCGGGCCTAGGTACTCCTTTAGCATCTAGCGACCATAAAAGCGGAATTGTTTACTACAATAATACCCTTCCATCTGGTTTTGGGGCTTCCGATAGAATAAAGACAGTTTTTAGCCTTGCGCAAGCGGAAGCGCTGGGAATTGTTGAAGGGAGCACGGATCACGGTGTAGAGTGGTATCACATAAGAGAATTTTTTGAAAAGCAACCAAGCGGTGAACTTTGGATTGGTTACTTTGCAGTACCAGTAGGGGCGCCAGATTTCTTGGAGGTAAAAACTTTACAGGATGCAGCACTAGGCCAGTTAAGACAAGTAGGGATTTACTACATTTCTGACGTTTTCGATACGGCAGACATTACAGCGGCCCAGGCAGTTGTTACAACTTTGCAGGGAGAAAACAAACCGTTAAACATTCTTTATGGTGGAGACATTTCCGGAACGGCTGACCTTTCAACGCTTCCAGATTTAACCGCTTTAACTGCTCCAAACGTTTCTGTATGTATTGGTCAAGATGGTAACGCAAGGGGTGAGGCTCTTTTCGTTGCAAAGTCTTATTCAATTACAGATTTAGGCTCTAAATTAGGGGCGGTTTCTGCCGCAAACGTTAACGAATCAATTAGCTGGTATAAAAAGTTTCCTATGGTTACAGATGGAAGCGAGTTCGACACGGTTAAATTCGCTAACGGCGATTTATTCACCACTACAGCAACCTCGTTGGTTGAGGCGATCGATAACAAAGGGTATTTATTCTTAGTTAAAGAAGTAGGTTTCGAAAACACGTACAATAACGACAGCTATACTTGTGTTTCAGTTACTAACGACCTTTCGACTATCGAAAACAACAGAACAATAGACAAAGCGAAAAGAAATTTACGCAGCTTTATCGTTCCAGAGTTAGGAAGCCCTTTATTTGTTAACACGGATGGAACTTTAAGAACCGACACAATAGCAACCTTTAAAGCTTTAGGTGAAAAAGCCCTTTCAATCATGGAAGCTGACGGAGAGTTGAGCGCTTACGAGGTTATTATAAACGCGGCTCAAAATGTAGTTT